AAGGAGGTCATAATATTATGGAGTTATATGTTACAAAAATTAGGTTTTTTACCAGGATTCAACAAACAGGTTACAGAAACCGGGGCTGAAGGTCAGTGGTTTGATGGTGACAATGTTCGTTTTAGATATGGTACCCCAGAAAAAATAGGTGGTTGGACTCAACTAGGTGACGATAAGTTAACTGGTGCGGCTAGAGCTATTCATCACTGGGACGATAACGCTGGTATTAAATACGCAGCTGTAGGAACTAATAGAATTTTATACGTTTATTCAGGGGGAGTTTTTTATGACATCCATCCAATTAGAACTACTTTAACAGGCGCAAAATTTTCAAGTAGCTCTTCATCAACAACTGTTACAGTAACATGCACAGGAGTTCATGGTCTAAGTGAAAATGATATTGTTATGTTTGATAGTGTGACAGGAGTACCTGCTGGATCCACTTATAGTGATGCTACTTTTGAAGACAAAAAATTTATGGTCACATCTATTCCTACTACCACTACTTTTGAAATTACAATGGATGTTCAGGAATCAGGGACGCCATTAACTACAAGTGATGGTAATAGCACCTCTGTATTATGTTATTATACGGTAGGGCCTTCTCAACAATTAGGTGGTTATGGTTTTGGAACAGGATTATTTGGTGGTACAGCTTTAGGGCCAGCAACTACAACGCTAGCTTCTGGTATTAATGACGCTGTAACTGATATTCCTTTAACCAACTCTGCTGCTTTTCCTTCTACTGGAGAAATTAGAATTGGATCAGAAGATATAAGTTTTACAGCTAATAATACTTCTACAAATATTTTAAGTGGGGGTGCCAGAGAAGTTAATGGTACAACAAAAGCATCACATAGTGGCGGAGATACAGTAACAAACATATCTGATTATGTTGCCTGGGGTGAAGCATCTTCTGCTGACTTTACAATTGACCCTGGTCTATGGATTTTAGATAACTATGGAACTAAATTAATTGCACTTATTTATAACGGTAAATGTTTTGAATGGGATGCAGCTGCAGCAGGCGCTGTTTCTACAAGAGCTACTGTCTTAGCAAATGCACCTACCGCATCACGTCATGTATTGGTATCCACGCCCGACAGACACTTAGTGTTTTTTGGAACAGAGACAACCATTGGTACAACATCAACTCAAGATGATATGTATATTAGATTCTCTTCTCAAGAGAGTATTAATGAAACTGATTCTTATACAGTTAAAGCAAACAATACGGCAGGTACACAAAGACTTGCAGATGGGTCTATGATTATGGGAGCTATCAAAGGTAGAGATGCTATTTATGTATGGACAGATACAGCTTTGTTTCTAATGAAATTCGTTGGTCAACCATTTACCTTCTCGTTTGAGCAGGTAGGAACTAACTGTGGGTTATTAGGAAAGAATGCTAATATTGAGGTTGATGGTACAGCTTACTGGATGTCTGAGAACGGTTTCTTTGCATATGATGGTCAGTTAAAATCTTTACCTTGTTTGGTAGAGGACCATGTTTACGATGACTTAAACTCAACTTCAAGAGACTTAGTTAATGCAGGATTAAATAATCTATTTGGGGAAATAAGTTGGTTTTATTGTACTGCTGCCTCTGATGCAGTTGATAGAGTAGTGACTTATAATTATCTAGACTCTACTATTAAAAGACCTATTTGGACTACTGGTACTTTACCAAGAGCAGCGTGGCAGGATTCGTCTGTTTTTGCTAAACCACATGCTACTTACTATAATCCTTCTGATGATGCCTCATTCGATGTTACTGGTAATACGGACGGAAGTACGATATACTATAAACAGGAAACAGGAACCGACCAAATTAATGCAGGCGGGGCAGTAACTGCTGTGATAGGCACCATTACTTCTGGTGATTTTGACATTACTCAAAAGACAGCTAGAGGAGGTGGACAAGTTATTGGTATGCCGGACCTTAGAGGAGACGGAGAATTTATGATGAGAATAAGTAGATTTTTACCAGATTTTATTTCGCAAACAGGTAATACACAAATTAGTTTTACAACTAAAAATTATCCAAATAGCTCAGGTACCACTACAAATTATTCAACTTCTAATACAACAACAAAAATAGATACAAGATTACGAGCAAGAGCAATTGCAATGAAAGTTGCAAACACAACAACATCTGAAGATTGGAAACTAGGAACATTTAGATTAGACATACATCCAGGAGGAAGAAGGTAATGGTTTGGTATACAGGAGTTGATCAACAAAGATATGATGCAGGCGAAAAATTTTTGCCTCAGGATCGGTTTCTTTTAAATTATACATCTCCTACCACTGGCACAGAAGAAGAAGAACAAGTAACAACATCACAAGGAATACCTAACACTAATGCTTTTATTAATGCTGGTGGTGGTGGAGGCAGTAATATGGGAGGATTAAATCAAACATGGTTTACTGAACCAGGAGCCCCAGCTACTTCCCAAGGCGACTATGATATATACGGAAATAAAATTAATGAACTTGGACGAACAGGTATATTAGGTGCGTGGGATAAAACAAAAGATTTTTTATTTCGACCAAGAGTAAGGGGGACACTGGGTGATAGATTAGAAGGACAGTATCAAACAGGACAAAAGTTTCCATCTTGGATAGCAGCAATTGCGGGTGCGCAAAGTCCATTTAATCCTGATTCTAGAAATTGGAATCCTGAAATGGCTTCTCAATTAAATTTTTTAGAGGGAGGCACAGGAGGAAAATGGACAGGGACCGGTAATAATTTAACATGGACTGGAGATCAAATGATGATCGGTAGAGATCCAAATAGTGGTCAGTTAAAATATGGAGCTGGTTCAGTACTTGAAGGAAAGAATGTAATATCAGGTTTTGGATCAAATGATTATGAAGAAGCTTTAAATAACTACATTTCAAAAATGCAGGCACGACAAGCTAAAGCTATAGCTCAAGGGAGACAATTAACAGCTTTCCAACAAAAAAAATTAAAACAGGCTCAAGATGAATTAGGTGGTTGGAAAGGTGAGCAAAAAATTCAGGATGCTGATAAAAATATTATTCATACTGATACAGGTAAAGTAACAGACATTATTACAGGTCAAGCAAAAGGTGGTGGTGCTGACGTATGGCAAGAAACTTTTAGTGGGACACAAGATGGTAGTGGAGAATTTGCGGGTACAGGTAATCAAGGTAATCAAGGTGGAGTAAGTAGTTCTTGGAGTGGGTATGAAGGTAATCCACACGGAGAATGGAAAGAAGGTGGAAGAGTTTATTTAAATTTAGGAGGACTAGCAAGTATATTATAATGGCAAAAATTGTACAATCATTAACAAGAGCTGAAGAAGAATATAGTAGAGCTAATCTACAATCATTGGTCAGGGACCTTGATGGTGTAATAACAAAATTAAACTCCTCATTTCAAGATGAAGTTAAACAAGAGATAGAAGCTAAAAGTTTCTTTCTAGATTCATAATGGCAGTAGTAAACGAGTATAAATTTTATGGTAAAACTGTAACAGCAGCTGAAAGTAATAATCTTTTAGAGCCAGGAGATAACGAAACTATTATTGTTAAGTCTCTTCATGTTACTAATAAATCAGGATCTAATACTCCTACTATAACTATTACTAATAATGCTTTTGAAGTAATACATACTCAAACATTAGCGACAGCAGCTAGTGTAGAAATACTAACAAATCCTATGGTAGTAGAAGGAGGTAAGGTATTGGCCGCTACTACAGCAGGAACTGTAAGTGATGGGGTAGTTATTACTATAAGTTATCTCAACATTAAGAAGGAGAAAACGGACTAATGGAAATAAAAAATGCAACAGTTGAATTAACCTACAGACACAAGGAAACTGGCGAGCTTTTTCAGGAAAGAAAAGACTGGGAAGCTAAGGGTTATAAGAATGAGGACATGGCACAAGATGTAAAAGTCATCATGCCACCTCTTGATTTAATGAGCAAAACGTAATAAGCTAGGAGATTAAGGTAAAATTATGGCAATTTCAAGAATGCAAGAACCCCAACAAATACAACGTGGCTTAGGAAGCTTAGATGCCCCTAGACAAGGTTATTTTTTAGGTAAGCTAGTTAAGAAAGCTGTTCGTGGTGTTAAGAAAATAGCTAAAAGCCCATTAGGTAAAGCCGCTTTAATAGGTGGAGGTCTATGGGGTCTTAATAAATTTGGTTTAGCTGGTATGGGTAAAGGCTGGTTTGGTAAATTTGGACAAAGTAATTTAGGAGGCCTTCTTAAAAAAGGTGCTACTGGTGCATGGAATTGGTCTAAAGCTAATCCATGGAAAGCAGGTGCATTAGGTCTAGGCGCAGCAGCAGTTGCAGCACCATTCTTAATGGGTAAAGAGGATGAGGAAGAAGTTGATGAAGAATCATGGACACAAGTTCCTTCAAGTATTGCCGACATAAGAAACCAAGCAAGAAATTATTACACAAATCCAGGCGCAAGCACATTAGCTTTCATGCCTAATAAACAATTCGTAGATCAAAATTGGTACGCTGCTGATGGTGGTAGAGCTGGATTATTAAATGGCGGAGAAGCAGGCCAAGAACAAATAGAACAAATGCTTATGGCAGAATATGTAAAATATAAGAACCAAGGTGGCACATTATCTTTTGAAGAGTTCGTGCAAGCAGTAATGCAAGCACAAGAACAGCAACCAGAAGGTGCAGGAATGGAGCAACCACAAGAAGTAGCTATGGCTGCTAACGGTGGAAGAATTGGATATGCAGGAGGACAATTAGTACGTCCAAGTGCTGATGGTTCAAGACCAGGTTATGCTGGACCACTTGATTTCTTTAAAAATTTAAAATCTGGTTGGGATCAAATAATTAGTGGAGAAACTGCAGCACAGTTAGGTGGTGATCAGGAAAGAATAAATGAGTTTTTAGTAAAAGATATGTGGGGACATGAGGGAGCAGATCAAGAGACAATTGAAATGATTATAGACATGAATAAAAAAGGTATTGATATTGAAACAATATCTTCTTTAACTGGTACTGATAACAAAGTTGTAAATGATATTATATCTATATTAAACATGAAAGCTGATGGCGGAAGAATAGGAAAATTAGGTGGTGGTCTTATGAGTGAAGACGAAGATGAATATTCTTATAACCCTCAAGCAGCTATGCGTATGTATAAAAGACCCGGTAAACAAGAAGGCGGAATCATGGAAACTGAAGTAGCAGAAGAAATGATTGATATGGGTGGTAAAGAAAAGGATTATAGAGAGACTGGTGGCTTTGTAGATTTAGGTAGAAAAGAGCGAGCAGATGATGTACCAGCTAGATTGAGCAAAAATGAATTCGTTTTTACAGCTGATGCAGTGAGAGCTGCTGGCGGTGGAGACATCGATCGAGGTTCTGAAGTTATGCAAAATATGATGGATAACTTAGAAGCAGGTGGAGAAATTTCTGAAGAGTCGCAAGGCTTAGAAGGAGCGCAAGCAATGTATGATCAACAACAAATGTTACAATCGAGGATAGCATAATGGCATTACCAGATTATTTACAAGACACAGGAAAAGATTTAGCCCGTCAGATGACGGCGACGTATTCGGCGCCACTTGATACGTCTACGTTTATGGGTTCACAGTTTGTAGCTGGACAAGATCCTGCACAAACAGCAGCATATAATTTAGCAACACAAGGTGTTGGTTCTTATGCTCCCTATTTACAAGCAGCACAGGCTGCAGCTGGAACAGCAGCAGGAACTGTTGGTGGACTAAGTGCTTTAACAGGACCAATGACTGGTCAACAATTAACAGATTACACTTCTCCATATCAAGGAGCAGTTATCGATGAAACATTAAGACAATATGATTTATCAAGACAAGGTGGCATACAAGACATTAAAGATGCTGCTGTTGGAACTGGAAACTTTGGTGGTGGTAGAGAAGGTGCAATGCTTGGACAATATCAAGCAGACACTTTAGCTAACAAAGCTGGAATTAGAGCAGGGTTATTACAACAAGGTTACGGTGATGCACTAGCACAAAGACAACAAAATTTAATGAATCAATCAGCAATTGCTAAACAACAATTAGGCGTGGGTCAAACTCAATTAGGTCTATCTGATTTTGCAAGAACAGGAATGGGTGCAGATATACAAGCACTAGGAAATCTTGGTTCACTGAATCAAGGATACCAACAAGCATTGTTAAATGCACAGCAACAACAATTA